CGTTGTGGAGAATCGAGCTCCAATCTGCTTTATCATACAGACATTCACCGAGAATGTCAACCTGGAAGGTGCCGCATTAGCCACTATGCTACAACGAAACTTTGGTATCGCATACGGGTACTGCCCCCGTTCCTCTTGGGTGAAAGCCAAGCGACCAGCTTCTAGTCTTATGCGATATTGTTTGGTGTCCCCACGAGGATTCGAACCTGCGGTTTCCACTCCGAAAAGAGCGGCGTCCTAAGCCGGGCTAGACGATAGGGACAATATTCTTATGTGATACTAATTATTCCTGCGTGTATCTTTCTGTGGCAGTTGCCACAAACGCACACGCATTTTTCTATTTCTTTAAACAACCGATCGATGCTTGATCCCATATTGCCCGCGATCCCGATCTCTTTTTTGGTTGGATCGAGATGGTGGAATTCTAAACATACCGGTTCTCGCTCTCCGCACACCTTACAACCAAGGGCTGCCTTGTGTTCGTTGAGTATCTTGCGATTCTTTGCAGCAGTTTCCCTGTTCCGTAACCGCGATTTATCACCGTACCGTTCAGTATAACCACTGCGTTGTGTTGCTGTCTGGCACACCTTGCACCGATATGCGTGTCCATCGGCTCTTGATGCATCCTTGCTAAATTCTGTATAAGGTTTTGATTTTTTACACTTTGAACAGATTTTCATTATGGTCTCTTTGTGGGTTCAAATGTATTTATGATTCAAACCCACAAAGAGACCTAATTATTTGGTACCGCGTACCGGAATCAAACCGGTCTCTACTGTTTGAAGGACAGTCGGCCTACTCAGAAGCACCAACGCGGTATTGTAACTTGGTAGCCCCTGTCAGAATCGAACTGACGTCTCTCGCTAATCGGGCAAGCATTCTACCATTGAATTAAGGGGCAACTGATTTGGAACTCCCAACCGGATTTGCACCGGTGTTTCCTGGTTGAGGGCCAAGCGACCTAGTCTGCTAGTCGATGAGAGTATTGATTGGTGGGGCTGCACGGTAACGATCCGTGTTAGTCCGGGTAAGAGCCGGGTACTTCACCATTAAAGCTTCAACCCCATTGTAAAGCAGGATCCCTTTTTGGTCAAATTAAAAGTTTGATTTTTGAAGGTTGCTGAAAGGATCCTTTGAACTGGCTGTGCTTAAAGGGAGTCGAACCCTCATTGCCACGGACTCTGTACCGAATCCTCTATACCTCCCAGGAGCGACCCAGGCCGGTGTATAAGCACAATTGATTTGGCTGTCATTGACGGTATTGCTCAACGTCTCTTCCCGCTATATGGTCTGGCCAGACTGTTTGCGCGGTTGTGCTACTTTTACACTAAATGACAATTGTTATGGCTCCCCAGGACCGGTTCGAACGGCCGACATTCTCATTAACAGTGAGACGCTACTACCAACTGAGCTACTGGGGAATTGTTATGGCTGACCGTCCAGGAATCGAACCCGGCTCTATTCGCATTAACAGTGCGACGCTTACACCTTGCTTGCTCACGGTCAATTGTTCTATGGCTGCCACGCCTGGGATCGAACCAGGGACCCTCTGATTAACAGTCAGATGCACTACCGCTGTGCTACATGGCAATTGTTCTATGGCGGGGAGTAGAGGATTCGAACCTCTGTCACCTTTCGGTGGACTCTGTTTAGCAAACAGGCACATTACCGCTCTGTCAACTCCCCGTAAATCTTGGTACCCCCGAGTGGAGTCGAGCCACTGTAACCGACTTTCGTAGAGTCAGCACCTAATCCCTAGGCGGGGGCATTGTTTGGTGTGAGATAGGAGAATCGAACTCCTGACTAGACGTTGGCAACGTCCTATTTTACCATTAAACTAATCCCACATAATACACATTTAAGGCTGATCTCTATTAACAGTATCCAGGATTCGAACCTGGGTCTCCACCTGAACGGCAGCGTGCTGGGCCTCTACACTAATACTCATCCTCGATCGTTCGCTCGGCAAAGCTACTAGATTTCAGAGACAGATTTCAGACTTCTGACGATTGCCGTCTATCAGCCTTAAATGTGCATCCTTGTTTGGTGCCCCCGGTTGGTATCGCACCAACCTCTACGGCTTTTCAAACCGTCGCTAATACTATCTCAGCTACAAGGGCAAATTGTTTTGGCAGGGGATATAGGAATCGAACCTATTCCATAACAGTCAAAGTGTCATGTGCTTCCGTTACACCAATCCCCAACAGAAATCTTCCAGGTGTTGTTTAATGAACCTTTATCGTTCAGTAGCAGAATCCTAGAACTGCTATATTTGGCTACCGGAGAAGGACTCAAACCTTCATACCCCTTGAGGCGACTGATTCAAAGTCAGTTGTGTCTATCATTCCACCACCCGGCAATTGTTTTGATATGACCACATCGTTGATTAGCATACCGATCTCACGATCTTCTTAGCCCTATCTCCGCAGAGAATCAGGCTCTATTGTAAGTCATAAACTTGGCGGGAGATAATGGACTCGAACCATTGCCGTTTCCGACAGGCGAGCTTTCGAAACTCGTTAGGACCCTGTCCACCTATCTCCCAAATATTGGCGGGGTGTGATGGACTCGAACCATTACCGTTTCCGATAGGACGGTTTTCAAGACCGTTTGAGACCCCGTCTCCCCACACCCCATATTTTTGAAGCACTTTGATTTGCGTAGCCCTACACCCTAAGGTCTCGTTTCCACCACAGTGCTTTAAAAATATGCCAACACATCGTTGGCGTTGTCCATCTTACTTACCAGAATCACCTGGTGTTCATACCGGAACCCCCTACGTCTTAATTTGTCTTTTATAGTGGACTTGGTGCTAGGTCACCATCACTTTGCTGCATTTCCTTCTGTCGGTGTCTATTATCTTAGATACCTTCCTTTCTGTTCAGACCAATAAAAAAGGCCTGGGATTTTCATCTCAGGCCTCTCGCTAACTACTGCTTGTGTGGGTTTTGTTTACCCATCCAAGCCCTCACGAGAGGCGCTTCGATTCTGACTAATGCGATCTGAGCCTTTAAACTCACACTCGGAACGCATGGAGCCGTTGACGCTGTTTGTGCGCCCGGTCATCACTGTATGCATTTGTTCGAAGTGTTTCATTTCAGTTCTCATTCTCTTTTCGGTTAGTTAAAATTTGGTACTGCGTTTTGTTACTGTTTGATCATTGTAGCACTATTTACTCTAAAGGTCAACAGGGCACAACAATTTATTTCAAATTCTGGTTGCGATCGCCGGCACCCGCCCCGGCCTTGATGGTTATGAGCCACCCGTGCTCCTGCTACACTACCTCGCATCTGTAAAACTTATTTATACTTCTGTTCCTAAAATCCTAAACCGCTACTGTTTCTGCGGCTTAGCACTTCTTGTTTCTTTACTGTAGGGCCATTGTAGCACAACTTTGCTTCAAGGTCAACGGATATTTTAGCACCCTCACATAAGCACAGCTACGTGTTCACCTGCACTTGCCGGTCTCACCACCGCTAGATCCTAGGAACGCGATGTTTGTTTTGACCACAATCTCTTAGCTTCCCAAGAGCTAGTGCTTATGTGAGGGCGTTGGTGACGAAACCGGCGTCCTGCAAACCGGGGCGGATTTTAACGTCTTTGACAGCAGTCTCTAGCCACGCAGACCAGTTATCCCTTTCTTCTGTCTGCTGGTTTCGTCACCAACAGAGATCATTCTACACAACTTTGAGCTAATAGTCAACAGCCATGGTTCAAACTATAAATAACTCCATATACCACGCGAGATAACTATATGAAAAAGCAGCCAGCGCCTCTGATCGTAGAGCAGCACCCGAAAGATTATACAGGTTTTCCGTTCATCACGCTGGTACAATACCATAAAACCCCGCTGTTGTGCATCGTTGATAATGCTGATGATAGCACCATTCGCGCATTTGTGCTGGATATGTGCGGCCCGGCTGGTGTCAATGAAGAAATGGTTGTCGGTGCGGCCCAGGAGTGGTATGATGCTGGGTTTCACAAGCAGTACCCCATTTCCATACACTTTGCAAAACTCGGGATTTCGGGTGAAACGGCGAAGCTGTTCCGCACCATCAATGTTGAGTTTGTATCCCGAGCTATCGGACCGGTCGCAAAGTACCCTATGGGGGCGAACAAGAGTGTGAAGCGTCGTAGACGGAAGCCTATATCAGCTTCCGTTGAGATCCACACCTCAGCCGAGCATCTTTTTCAGTAGGCCGAAACTTTCCATTGGAGGCATACCACCCATCATTGGATCACCGCCCATTGGAGGCATACCTCCGGCTGCTGGGCCAGCACCAGCTAGGTCCTTTGTCTTTGGGTTGGCAGTACCATTAGGGAGCGTTGTTGCTAATTCTGTACCTATTTGTGTCAGCTCGCCAGAATTCGGATCGGTAATGCCGTTGTTTTGTGCCAATGTGACGCCAGTCTGATTGATGGTAATGCCATCCTTCGCCACATCAACAGCCTTGAACTGACGCAGCAGTGTTTTTACGGCCTGAACCATATTAGCATCACCTGTCAGTACTTCACGGGCCCGGCCTGGACTGGATTTCATAGCATTAGCTGAAAGAATGGCCAGTACCCGTTTTTGACCGTCGCTGATGGTTCCCTTCATCTTGTTACTCTGCTGAACCGGCGGTTGATCAGCGCCAGGCTGCTGTTGCGGCAGTGATGGGGCGCCACCCATCTGTTCGGCCTCGAAAAACTGCTTGAATGTCTGCATGCTGGTGGTTCCTAAATGGTATGGTGTATTTATAAGACACCGGCCTCTATGAGGTGTAATTGTAAAACGATTGTCATAGCGTAAGCCAGGGCATGGCTACGTTTGAAAGAAGATTTATCGTCAGATCCCCGTCTATACAGTTGAGGCCGGATCTTTTCCTTGTTCTGCTTGTACTCTTGAAGCAGGTGGCGTTTGTTTGGCCGGATCAGAGCGACAACATCAGCGAGTTCTTGAACTGACTTTGGTCGCACCTGAGATATAAGATAATGGTGTTTACTAATCTGAAACAACTTCTGAACGTGCTCTTCGTTCATCAGAATGTCCCAATCGGGTTCCCGTTTCAGTAACGCCCTGATTTCTTTCTTGCTTTCGAAGTAATCAAGTGTTGTTAGATGGAGGAAATCGATTTTGAAATATCCCATCACCTCAGCTTCTTCGTACGGAATAGCGGCCCATCCAGTGACATTATCAACTGGGATATTCTGCAAGTAATGGCCGCACGGGTGTTTTGCTAAATCACCATCCCGCACCATAGACGCAGGCACGGCCTGCGGGAATATGGTACGAGGGTCAAACGATGGTGGGAAATCTAGATCTATGTCCATAGGGACATTTTACACCAAACATCGTTTCCGATCAACGTTAGAATGATCCACCGTCTATTGGGGTGAGTTGAACAGCTTCGGCCGCGGCCAGTGCCGTTGCATCAACGTACTGCTTGGTTGCTGCGTGCATGACCTGTGTTGGATCAGATGCTAGTGATAGTGGACCGATCATGGTGTCACCGTCAAGGTTGACATAACGGCCGTCCGCTGTTTGCATGTTGACAGCATCTGTGCCGTTGATTGGGTCAGCCAGGTTTATGATCCGGTGACTGCTCATGTTGATCACTGCTGATCCATCAACACTGGACATAACCAGCGGGCCCGTCATCGTATCACCAGATTTCGCAACCTTCGTATCAGCGTATGCCTTGTTGACAGCATCGGTTGATGATAATGGATTGGCCACGTTGAGGATTAGGTGATTGCCCATATCCAGATCACCAAACATGGTGGCTGTACCGGTTGTGGCTACGTAGTTATCGATCAGATACTGCAAGTTGACTGCATCCGAGCCGATTGTTGGGGTGGCTAGCTGGATAAGTTTGTGCCCGCCCATTGATACATCGCCCGTGAAAGCTGTGGAACCGTCGCGGCGCATGTACACACTGTCGGTATACGCGACGTCGAGACTAACAGTAGATGCACCGACAGTGATGCCGGCGCCTTGTCCGACGTTCAGAATGTTGCCCGTGTAGCGTAGACCAGAACCGTCAACCAACATGGCCGGCCCAGCGAATTCAATCCACTTGTAATCTGTGTTGTATGTTCCTGTACCCCACGTTCCACGGAATGTGTAAGAGTGGCCGTAGTGCAGTGAGTTTGTACCCAGCACCGATACAGCATCTGGTTCAGCAGGAGTTTGTGGTGGATACAGCGAACCGGATGTTGTGCCCCAATCTACCGCAAAATCGGGGCCGATGGTGTTGATTGCAACGATTTTACCCGCTGCGGATGATGTTGCAGAACCAAGGGCGCTGCCTGTTGTGAAGCTGCCGCCAGGAGTAGGTGCTGATACATCATCATTATCGATTTCGAAGAACACACCGAAACGATCACCAGGTTGAGCGGCGCGGCCGAGGACGTCAATCCATGATGAACCATCCCACGCCACAACACAACCCAGCTTATCATTCCAGCTGCCACTGGCGTGCAGTAGCGTTCCAGAGATGGTTGCTGTTGATGGGATTGGCTCGTCCACTGTGATCAGTGTATCGCCAGCCGATGTTGTAACGGTTGCTACTGTGTAAGTACCATTTGCGGCCGCATCGCCATTTCCGTAGATTGTTAGCGTCTCACCGGGAGCCATAGTGGTTGTGTGATCGCCTGCCACGCGCCACGTTTTGGTTACGTCATTGACGCCTGTAACTGGTAGAGCAGCTGGCTTGACGTAGTATGAACGGTAATACGGTTTGGTTGGGTCAGCGAACACTGGTGGGGTCGATAGGCTGTCGTCGAATAGGTTCGAGTCTAGTACCGATTGGAGCCACACGATGCCAGCAGAAAGAGAGTCGACATACGATTTTGTTGCTGCGTCTTGTGCGTCGGATGGGTTTGCCATATTGACGACACGGTGCGAACCGCTCATGCTGAGATCACCCAACATCATATCACCCGTCAGGTGTACGTAGCGAAGGTCTGCTGACTTGACGTTCATGGCCTGTGATAGCTGCGGCATTGACTGGTTGATGTCTGCGACACCGGTGATGGCGTTGTTGCCCAGGTCGAGTGCTCCGGTCATTGCGTCGCCTGTTACGTTAACGTAGCGGTCATCACCTGATTGCATGTTGACAGCCTGTGTTCCGTCAAGACCCGTAAGGTTCGCAAGGGCGCCGATTGTATGGCCGGCCATGTCAATGTCACCTTGCACCGGCAGGCCTGCGGTTACGATATTGGACCACGTGGTGTCCGTTGTTCGAACATTGAGTGCAGGTGTGGCTGTGTCAAACCATAGCTGGCCGGTGAGTGGGGATACCGGTGGTGTTGCGTTAGCGAAGTTTTCCAGCTGATGAATCGCGTTGTTTTGTAGCGACTGACCCCATGTGACCGACTCATTGTAGTGAGTGACGCCCCGGCCGACTAGTTGCAAAGATGACGCGATGCTGAGAACCGAATACTGAATGTGGCCGTACGGGACGGGAATAGCTGGATAAACGATTGCGCCCGTCGAACCAATCACCGGTGTTGTGGCGCCTGGATCAGTTACGTTTGTTTGGACGCTGGTGTTTGTGCCGTCGAAAGACGATGCAATGACCGTTAGGCGTTTCAGCGAGTAGTAATTGTTGTTCTTGATGGTGACTGATGCGCCAGGGGCGAACGCGGAGGTGAGGTTACCTGACACATACCACGTCACGATATAATTATGAGCAGTGGTTGGTGTGATCGTTGGAGCGTTGACGAAGGATGCGGTGGTTGGTGCACCAACCTTAACCGCTCCGTCTGCTTGCGCACCTGTCAGAACTAGACCTGATACTGTAACCGCAGTGGTCGGGATAGCTGGTGATACCTTCCCATCAGCCAGGCCGCTTGTTCCGGTAACGATGGTTCCGATGGTGACTGTCGTCGAGTCGGCTACGGCGTTATACGCACTCACCGCGGTGATGTCGTGAGTACCGTTGAGAGGGTGGATGCCGATGCTGTGGCTGGTGTTAGCAGTAATACGGAGTTGCTGGTATAGTGGGGCCGATACTGTGAAAAACTCACCAACGTTGCCCTGAATTGTTAGCACAGACCCAGTTGCAGTAACCACGATATCGGTGATGTTGTATGATCCCGACTGGACCACAGAGCCAACGGTGTAGGTGCTGTTTGACGCTGCATGTGAGTTCCCAGCGACGGTAAACGTGGATGTTGGGTAGAATACATCACGGGCATTTGTCAAACCCTGGATCATCCACACACCGTTCGTTCCCGGTGTTACGCCAACGATGTCAAACGTTGCTGTTTCTATCGGGGTAGCGGCCGAAAGCGTGATGGTCGTTGCACCGTTGTTAAACATGCACGCTGCTGCACCGTACTCGCCAACGTACGGTGATGGTGTTAGTGGATCGAGGTCGATGATGCTAAACGGTGTCAGGAACTGTGCAAGACGGGCCGTTACAGCGGTCAGCAGCGGTTCGGATACTGTGATGGAACGGGCTGTTTTATTGACAGACAGGACCTTTACCCTGTTGGACAGTGGTGATTGTGTCTCCGGGGTTACTGCGGGTATGCGGATGAAGGCACCAGCCACCAGGCCGGAGTTAACCATCGCCTCAAATTCTGCATCAAGCACGGCCGGTGTAATGGCGCCATCAGAGTACACAAGCGTGGTTGATCCTGCTGCACCAGCGAACCGTGAACCGCTAACAGACACTAATCTTCCCGATAGATCACCAATCACCGTTACTGTTGTGACACCACCCACAGTGCTATCAATATCGATGATTTCGGTTGGAACCGACAGATTGTTAACCCCGTTGCTTTCGAGTGGGTAGATATCTGTGAGAGTGGTTCCATCTGTCAGAAGAAACGTTGTTTTTGGTGTGGACATGTGTATTTCCTGTTGTATTAGTATGTGCCGCCATCGATGGCGCCGCCGGAGCCGGCCTGGACGAATAATGCTTGTGCTGATCGAACGTTGAGAGCGTCTTGTGGAGCGATTGCGTCAGCCACATTGGTGATGCGGAAGTTGCTCATATCAACCGGACCTTGCATGGACCCACCAGCTAACCTAAGGTATCGGCTATCACCGAAGCTCATGCTAACTGCGTCGTAATAATCGATAGCATCGCCAACGTTGGCGATACGGTTTGATGACATACTCAGCGGGCCGGCCATTGAATCGCCTGACACATTGACGTATCGAGCATCACCCGATTGCATATTGACAGCCTGTTTCAGATTAGTTCCGGTCAGGTCAGACAGGTTGTATATCGCGTGGTTTGCCATATCAAGATCAGATTGAGCTGGTTCTCCCGATATAAGCACTTGTGACCACGTTGGGTTGGTGTAGATGTACAACCCCTTCTGTACAGGATCCGTCGGCCAGCTGGGATCGCCCACGGCTGCGTTCTTATACCACAACTGACCCTGTATCGGGTACGCTGGCCTGAATTTATTAGCGAAGTTTTCCAGCAGGTGAACCATATTCTTCTGGATCGGTTCACCATAGTCAAACGCACCTTTGCCCAACAGAACAAGTGATGTGTTCGCGCTGACTGCGCTGCTGTACAATGGCGTTGGAGCCCCTGGTTCCTTCGGACCATTGGCTGTGTACGGCTTGACAGCGAACGTTGCTTTCGTTGCGTCCGTAAAGGTAATCTTGTAATCCACTCTGAACCCCGTGACGATATTTGTTATTATTTATGTCGGAAGACCAGTTAGAATATCACATCAGATGTCCATTTCCTTTACGTACGCACGAATTTTCTCAACGGCCGTTTCATTGTCCTCAAATTGTTCGGACCAATATTCAGGATTGATCAGCGATTGCAGGATGATTTTTTGCTCATCGGACATTTTATCACGGAAGAACATCTTGAATTTTGTGCTATGAAGCAGTAGCCACGGTGATAGTTGCCTGGTACGAATGAGGTGAATCAACTCTGTTGGTCGGAGAGTGTCAAAAGCATCACCAATATCAACATCAGCCTCCGTTGCTATCGATATTAGCGTTTTGATTGATAGCCCCACTTGGTCCATCGGTGATGCCTTCCGATCAAGGAATTCGAGATACAGAGTATATGCGTCATCCAGCGTCCACATCGTCGGCGGATATTTCTTCTCGTTCATCAACCAGATGAATTTGTCAGGGAGAGGCAGAGTGACCTTGCGGACGAATTCCGCAAAATTGATGAACGTCCGGAAATATTTTGATTCGAGAAATGCGCTAGCGCCGGGTGGATTGCGTTTTTGAACTCGCATCCACCGTTGGTAGTAACCGAGGGCTGCTTGCCCTGTTGGTGATTGAAATTCTTCGAACCGTTTCATCTCCTTGCACTTGTGACGGAAGTATGCGGCTTCGGTTTGGAGTGTCTTGTGACAATGCTTGCACGTCCAACCAGGAGCGGTTACTCTTCCAACGCGAGATGGGAGTTTATTTGGTCCTGCCATTAGCATCGAGTTCTTTCTTGATTTTGGTGATGGTGTCTTGCTGGTACCCAAGACTAGATGCGAGTTCCACAACTTGATCGTACGTCATCAAGTTGACAGCGTCCCTGGCGTGTCGCGAGTTATAGCCATAATATTCCGCAACAACGGCTGTTGACGTGGGTTTCTTCGTGCCAGCTTCCGACTTTTGGCTCATCCACTTGTATTTCTTTGAATTGCCTGGTGCTGTGATTGTGAGCAGCTTCCACAACAGCTTCGGATGCTTGTACAGGCTGAACACGAACGGGTTGACGATCTCGTTGATCAGAAATACCTGTTTTGCGCTGTCAGTACCAGACATCCACCGTTGGATCAACAGCGGCTGGATTTGCTTTTGTTGATCTTCGGGTAGATTGTCGTAGTATTCAGCGTTCTTGGTGCTGGCCTTCGCCAGTACCTCAAACAGGTTATACTTGTGTTTCGTCGTCATCGAGTTGGTTCAGCATCTCGCGAATAGCGAAGCGACGTTCGCAAAACTTGCAGATGATTGTGCTGGTGTTTTCGTCGAAAGTTAGGTGAGTATACGGGTGAACACACTCCTTGACCATATCCTTGCGCAGTGCCTGAACGGCGTCGAGCAGTGGGCCTTTTTCGGCGAGAAGGTCGAGGATTTTTTCTTCGATCGGGCGAAGTTTAGCGAGAGCACTGACCATATTATCCATCTTGCGATCCCACGATACCTTCTCGCTACGGGTTGCGTTGTCTGCAATGGTTTCCAGGATGCGGCGAACTTCTGCCTGGTCAATCGTTTCGTCGTCGGGTTTTTTTCTGCGTGCGATGATAATTCTCCTTTATGGTGTTAGATTTGAGTACTGTTCAGTATTTGTAGCGTTGATTCCCCGATCTCATCGAGGGTATCTTTCCGCCGTGCCTGGTTATCCTTATACCATAGCATACGGAGGTTTTCCTTTTTTGACAACAGTTTAGGATCTATACCGTGAATAAATCCGTACCACAATGGTACGATGTGGTCGATGTGGTATTCTCTAATCCCACGAGATAGTCTTTGTGGGTTGATAACATCCATAAAGCTGATGTATTCCTTTTCTGTCCAATACCGGGCGTGGTTTTTATATGTTTTCCACTCTCTACGAATTTCGTCAGGCAGGTATCGAGGCGATTTTTCACCCGACCGATCAACACCGTACCACGGATTATCTTCACCGATCCATCTGCCGTCCTGTATGTTCTTGTCCCGAAGTTGTTGTTTTACCTCGTCTGAATGTGTTTTGCCAAACATACCGTTTGCTTCACCCTTATGGGTATATAACTCTATATTGGCCAATCTATATTCTAATGCTTTCATCAGTCGTGGATCGGTGTCAGCAGTCAATCCTTTAGCCCAGTTAGGCTTCCCCTTCATCATATCCGACTGGTGCTTTTTTCGCTCATCGGACATTGTTTTGCCCAACCCAGGATGCCCGTTTTCTCTAAAATAGCGCTTGAAGTTTTCGCCTATGATCCGCTTCGTTTCTTCAGAGTGTTTGTGTCCCCTGCGCTTCGCCCCAGCCAATGCGGCCTGGTGGGGACACTTTCTGTAGTGATCCGAACAGCAGTGTTTTTTAGCTTTGCCGAAGTAGTGGTGAGCTATTCCACCACAACCATAATCACACATAACTTCTTGTTCCATATATCACAATCTCCTATAATAATACACTTGTATAGGTATTTATGATCGGCGCACTATATCTGACCTATTCTAATCAAGCACGCTGCGAGACATATTTCCGGATCTGCAACGATGCTGTGCTTATACAGGTGTTCAGCGATGACGAGGATTGCTTCCTCCCACTTATCACGGTCGTTTGTGAAGAGTGGGGCTCGGTTGATGTTCTCATACAGGAAGCGATACACGTCTTCCCATTCATCGTTTGATACGGTGGAACACAGGAGACGCCTGGCGTCATTCCATTTATTGCGTTCAATGAAGTCGATCAGTTTGAACTTCCAGTCGCCATCCGATCCTTCGGAGTGTGGTGGTTGAAGGACGCCATCAATGCTGTTCTGTTGAAGAGCGTTGACCATTTTGCGGATGTCGGGATACGACGTTGCAATATATTTGTCCAGCAGATCCAGGTCAAAACGAACGCGTTCGGTGGCGAGGATGTTGATTAGGTATTCAGCGATATCATTCTTATCGCCGGCCTTGAAGTGAAAATGCTGGCACCGGGATTTGATTGGCGGAATGATTTTGTTTTCGTGGTTGCAGGTGAGGATGAAGCGAACAGTCTCGTGGACCTCTTCCATAAACCGCTTCAATGCTGCCTGTGCAGTCGGCGTTAGCATATCCGCTTCTTCCAGATGAACGATCTTGAAAGCCCCCATCGAAATAGAGCTAGCGAAGTTCTTGACGGAATCGCGGAATGTGTCGATACCACGTTCATCAGATGCGTTGATGATGAGAACGTCGCTTTCTTCAATATCCATCGCGTGTGTCAGGATTTGCGCAATGGTTGTTTTACCGCTGCCCTGAACTCCCGATAACAGAAGGTGTGGAATGGTTTTTTCGGCGATGAACTTTGTGAATGCTGCTCGTTGCTGAGCATCGTGAAACACATAGTCATCAATCGATTTCGGGCGATGTTTTTCGCACCAAATATAGTCTTTACTCAAAGGAACCTCTCAAAAAGAATGGGCGTATATGTTATTATACGCCCATCTGTGATGCAAATCAACAGGAAAATTGGGGTTAGCTGATGTATAGCCCCAAGCCGTTTTTGCGGAGGATGTCCTCAATGGCGGACAGTTCCCAGCGGTCGTCCTGTGTGAGATCCTCGCCAGCTGTCTGCTTATCTTTCAACCAACGGTAGTGCTGGACGAGCTCGTCAAGTTTTGCGCTGCTCAGCGATCCGCTGATGCCGTTGTATGGGCGTGTCCGGCGGCGAACCTGCTGAACAGGAGCTTCCGGTTGCTGAACATAATCGCCCGGACGTTCGATAGGCTCGACGTCCTCAACAACTGGCTCAGCATCAGGAAAGAGTTTGGCGATGTCGTGGTTCAATTCTTCTTGCGTCAATTCAGGTTCGACGACCTCAGGCCATTCCAGATCTGGGAGTTCCTGAATTGGACGGCTCTCCGTTATCACGGGAGCGGGTTCGATGATTGGCTCAGGCTCAACAACTGGCTCAACGATCGGCTCAGGCAGTGGCGGTGGGTTATCAACGATCACGTGCACCGGAGCGATAATTGCAGCTGTGTCAAGTTCTTCCTGTCTGAGACGAATAGCGATGTTTACGGCCAGCGTCAGAGAGATAGCCATTGGGTCAAACGCAAAAATGATCAGATATATCAGATACTTGGTGGCGTTATCGGTATCCAACCCAAATGCGGATGCAATGTATGTGATCGGGCCGACGTGAGCTTGTGTCTGGATCAGCTTGGTCTTATTTTCGAGGATTGTCTTATCCAGTTCACTGATGCGGAGCGTGACGGACGCTTGTTCATCTTTGAACCCTTTGATCAGGGCCGTACGGCCACGGACCGAATTGGTAGGTAGCTGTGAAATCTGGACGTCAATCTGATTTTTACGGGCGATTAGGCGAACCTTTTCTTCATCGAGTATCTTGACCTGTTCTTCGATTTGTTTCAGCGGTAGAGCGTCCGTTTGGTATCCACTGCTGAGGTATCCAAAAATACCAGTCGATGTCAGTACCATTAGAGCTGCAACACCGGCCATCAAGTACGATTTCAACCAGATGTTGATTTTGGTCCAGTACCGGTACAGATATGATGCCGCGACGAGTTTGGCTGCTTCCAGAGAAGCACCCATCAAAACAACCGACCAGAATGTGCCACTGAAAGTTGCCGCAAGGCCGTACACGCTAAAAAACGCGGCGGCGCCTGCGATAAACACAGTGGTTAGTATCAATAACGCGATAAAAACCATAAAATCTCCGTTGGATTATGCTGGATAACGATACGCGAGGACGTGTTTGTCATCGGTTCGCCAGACTTTTTTGCCTTCCAGTACCACACCCTCGGTCCATTTGAGATTATCGATCAGCACCTCGCAACCTGCGTCCGCCAGGACTTCGTCAGTCTGGGGTCCAACGGTTAGTACGCGTGCCCAGCGGGGTTGTTGAGCACTTGATTCAAAATGGCCGACGATGTGCAGACCTGCATCAGATGTTTGGGTGAATTGGCCTTGCGAGTCCAGTTTATCCAAAAATTCAAAGATGATGTGATTGCGGATGGCGGATAGTTTCATATGGTTTTATCTTTATGATTATTCAGCTGCTTTGATGATTTTCTTTTTGGTGGGTGCTGGCGTTGGTTCTGCTGGTGCAGCTGGCTCTGCCACGACAGGCTCAACAGCTGGTGCAACCGGGGCAGTGACGACAGTCTCACTCAGTTTGCGGAGGCGCCGCTTGAATTTGTTGTCGATGAAATCCTCACGGGCCTTGACGGTCGAACCCTTTGGTGCTGACCCCAGGTTTTCTTTGATGCGCAATAGATCGAAATTCACCATTTCGCCACGCGCAGATCGTACTTCTCTTGCCATTTGGTTCTCCTATTCGCTTATGAAGTCGTTTATATCGAGATCATACAGAAAGCTATCAACATCGTGAACACCGATAACATATAATGCATAACTGCTAACACTCGATCCTCTGCCGACACCCCATACAACATCGTCAGTGGTTAGTTTATTTATGATAAAAATTACTGTCCGTAAAACGTCGAATAATCCGTGCTTCTTGAACAGCTTCAACTCGGCGGCTAGGCGGTCATCACGGGCGTTGCAGTCGTCTTCATCGAAGTTTGCGGTCATTATTAGGTGTTTTTCAGAAATATACTCCACCACATCCAGCGTTTTGTATGCTTCCGGAATGTTCCATCCATAATCCAGCGGTTTACACCCTGTTTTTACTGTCAGTTCCTGCTCTTTTGACACCATTTGGTTGTATTGGTACACGGTATCATCAACGAAATCGACGAATTCCACATCGTACATCCGTACAACCTTGGACAGGGTTGATGGGTCATACGATGATGCACCATCAAACCACAATGTCCTGTTTTTCAGAGGGGTGTTAAGAAGCAAAGGAGCTCTCATACGGCCTGCCCTGTGTGTCAATATCCGGAGTTCGCACCGGTGTTTGCCCCGATCCAGACGCTAGAATAGACGGCAGTTGGGTTGGTTGTCTTGGTGCTCCAACACTGAATGCTGGGTTGGGCATTAGGCTCGGACCAGCTGGCTGGGCTGGGATGGTGTGGTGTGCAACATCTGCGCCACGGTTTACTGGTCCAAGCGGTACGGGAGGGGCGGTGTATTTGGGCTGTTGCGGAACGTCGATGATTTCGTTGATCTTCTCGCGGATGCGTCGCCACTGGCGTTCATCAGGGACCCAGCCCACAGCCTGCATTTCTTCAACACCTTCGAGCCACATTCGGAACTCATTGATTGTGATTTGTCGAGCTTTTACCGGCTCTTTTGTTAGTTCTTCACTCATAGTGTTTCTCCTAAAAATTCATTAAGTCGCCGACTGATGCCTCTTTGAGGTATTTGGCGTAGACATCAGTTGGGGAGATGTTAACCCACGATGCAGGACCGATCGGGTGACATAACATCTGGTGTTTGTTCAGAGCTGGATTGACGTTCTTGTGCTCGATGAAATAATCAACGACAGAAACCCTGCCAGCAGAAGGGGTGGATGCGTTCGGTCCGTATACCAATGCGGTGAACTCACGACCACCTGCTTCGGATAGCTCAACGGAGTCGAGTTGGGCAGTCTCACGGTCGTATACGAGGATATTCCACGATGCTGGGACGGCGAAGTCGAAGCCCTCAACACGAAGAACGACGGTTGGGCAGAACACCTCTTCGAGGACGTTCAGCGGTGCCATAGTGAAATCCATCAAAGCGAGGTCGAGAACCCAGAAATGGTCAGACACAATGGGTGCGTAGATGCTATCGAGGATGATGGGTTTGGAATTGTGGTCAAAAATCAGCACGAAAGTTTTTCCTTATAATAGTACTATTATACGCCGGTTGAATATGGAAGTCAAGCGGTGTATTTGATTTTGTGCTTCTTGTGAGGATACAGTGCCTCTTTGTAGTAATTGGTTCGTTCAGTCGCGTGGCGTTTACTGTATTTGAGATCACTGCAAACGTCATACACGTTGACGAAGTCCTTATCACTTGCCATACGCAACCCACGACCGATAGCCTGGATGACCCGAATAAACGATTTCCCGGCATCGATAAGGAACAGGTTGAAAATCCGGTTGATGCTCAATCCGGTTCCGGCGACGTGAACAGTTGCAATAACAACCAAATCCTGGGCGTCTTTGAAGAGATCGTATATTTCTTTGCGATCTTTCTGCTTGACGTCCTGACCGTTTACGAAGATTGCCCCCTCGATTTGTTTTGCCAGTTTCCTGCCGAACGCAATGTTATCGACCAAACACAGCACGTTTCCCTTCTTTTCATCACGTTTTTGCTCGATTAGAGCAGCGATCCACGAGATACGGTCAGCGTTCTTCTGCAAATAGTTCTTTTCGGCGGTGAAATCCGGAAAATAACCGTCCTTGAACTGGATATATGTTGGCGGTTTCTCACCAAAACTCAACTCATTTGCGCAATAATCCTTCCACTCCTGTTCAAGATCCTCTTCGAGTTGAAGCATAGTGATGTTCAGGTTGGACAGGATGCCTTGACCAATAAGGTGTGATGCATTGACGGTATATTTGACCTCACCAACAGCAGTGTGAACCGACAGCTGATCTGCCGGTTCCTTCGGCAGAGTGCCAGTGACACCGAACCTGTAGGGG